ATGCCAGTATCTCTTAGCATCTCATTCATTACATTATTATAAGAATAGTCTTCATTGTATGTCAATCGTTGCTCTGTGTATGTGTCTCGTTTTTCTATAAGTTCGACTAACTCATTATTTGCTTTTGCTGTATCAGATGTCTTACCACTTAGCTTTGACATTTCATCTTCACCATCATCCATCTGTTTCTGTAACATTGCAATCGATTTGTTATTTGCTAGGATCTCTGCGTTACGATCTCTGACATCTTTGGCTCGTACATCTAATACATGAATAGTGTCAGCTATCTTTGTCATTTGTTCGCCGGCTTTATCTATTGCAGACTGTAATTCTTTTGCTTTAGTTGTTGACTCTTTTAGTTTAGTATTACGTACAGTCTCAGCTATATCCTGATCACATGTAGGACAATGAGTATTATCTTCATAGAACTTAGTATCTTTAACTAGAGTATTGATCAGACTTTTAAACTGATGCTGATACTGAGACAGTGATGTCTTTTTATCGTGCATCTTATTAAGTTTTTCACTTAAACCATTTTGTAGACCTTCGATAGTAGTAGTATTTTCAAAGTTAGCAAGCTGCATATCAGCGATCTGTGCACGATATGTATTGATTTTTGTAGTGATATTCTTTGCACTCTCGGTATTCAATGCGCCGATCTCTCGTATGTACTTACGTTGTAGTTCGATCTTTTCTTTTGTAAAGCCTAAGTTATAATCGATATCTTTAAGAGCTTCTCTTAAAACTGTATTACGATCTTTTACGATTGAGTTCATCTTAGAGAATATATTAATGTCCAGCAGATCCTCGATAACATCACGCCTGTGTTGGGCTGGAAGTTGCATGAAAGGAATAAAACTGCTACTTCCTAGCACAACAATCTGATGAAAGGATTTGTGATTGAGCTTGACGATATTTTGTTCAAGGATTTGCTGGTACTCTCGAGAATGGCTGGACTGATTCATCATTGTTCCATCCTTCCATATCTCGAAGAGATTAGGTTTGATGCCACGTTTTACTCTAAAGTTTGATTTGCCGATAGAAAACTCTATCTCGACAATGCATTCTTTATTGTTTATCGTGTTCACCAACTGTGGTTTGTTTATATTACGGTGAGGTTTGCCAAATAAGGCAAACGACATAGCGTCTAATATAGTAGATTTACCTGAGCCGTTACCACCTACAATAAGTGTAGATGCTGAACGATTGAGCTCTATTGTAGTAAACTTATTACCTGAGGATAAAAAGTTCTTATATTTTAGTTTAGTAAATGTTATCATGCAACTTCTAGGGCCTGTGCTTCTATTAGCAGGTTACTCATTTTTGTTTTCAACTTCTCTTTATCAAGGACAGTATCTGTAGCATCGATATAACTAGCCAGTAGTTCGCCAGTATCTTCGACAGATATATCGCCAGTATCAACATTTGTACCAAGAAACTCGTCAAAGTTCTCAGCGATCTTCAGTTCGTATATCGGTCTGTCTTGTATTCTATCTACAAACCTATCAAATGTATATAAGTCTTTCTTTGTTATTACAACAATCTTAACAAACTTATTATCACATTCGCTTACGTTATAATCATTATAGTCTGTTTCTGTGTCATTGTACACTATTTTTTTGAATACTGTGTGATTATTTTGTATTGGTGTCAGCTCACGCGTGGCTGTATCTAATATGTGAAAGAACTTAGGATCATGTGCATCTGACCAGAAGAGCTCTAGTTGTGTGCCAAGATATGTAATATTGTCTTGAGTTGATTTAGTATGATAGTGACCAGATAGAACGCGTTCGAACCTACTAAAGATCTTATGATCCATACCACCATGGTTCTGGATGCCTCTCATCATATCAAATCCACCTAATTCAAGGTGTGCACCTAACCAATCACATTTACAGTTGGCTATAAAATCCATGCTCTCGTCTTTATTCTCTGGTGTAATCCAAGGTAATAAACCGAACTTGAACCCGTCAAAGTCCATAACAGTTGGTTTCATTACGATATTTACTTCGTTCATATAGTGACCTAATAACTCTTTTAGACTATTCAGATCGTTAGTATTCTTATAAAACACATCATGATTGCCAGGGATTATGTCCATTGTAATACCATATTCTCTGAGTTTGTCAAGAAATGAATGTCTATTACGATTGAGCGCTTTGAAGTTGATAAACTTACGATTATCAAAGTAGTCACCAAGATGTACGATATGCTTTATATCATGTTCAAGCAGATACGGAAACATTGTTTCACTATAAAATGTATCAGCATTATTTAAGAATATTTCAGACGAGTTACGAGTACCGCAATGGGTATCATTCAAAATACATATTTTCATTAACCAAGAATCTCACTTAAATCACTATCACCAGAGTTAGCTACTGCTCGACTCTTTTGCTTCTTACGTTCAGATTTTACAATCTCTTTCATTTCAGTATCTTTTACTTTAATATTATCAATACGTGATTTCAATGTATCTACAAAGTGTTGACCTACGCTTTCACCTACACCACCTGCTTCTACATCTGTAAAGTCTTCGATAGTAGACTGAGCTATAAACTTCATCTTAATATCTTGTTGCTTCTTTTCTTTAGCAATCCTACGTAGAAAAGCATACCACGATATCTGTGTAAAGTATGCAAATGCATTTGGTTTACCGGTACGTGTAGCTGCTTCGATATTATAGTTTTCTATTGCCTTGAGACAGTTTTCTACTGCATCCATTACCATTTCTTCTCTATACGTATATCGTACAAAGTTAGATTTATGTGATAGACCTTCACTAATACGAAGAAAACATCGTGCAATATAGTCAGTTACGACTGGCAGCCTTTCTTCTTTTGCTTTTGCATCAATGATAGTTTTACAGTAGTCAACTACTGCCCATGAAAACTCTTTATTGTTAACATAGTGAGGTTTGTCTTTAGGTTTTATTTTAGCCATTTTGGTTCCTAGTATATCTTGTTGAGTCTATTATAACACAACGCTAAGGGGTTGTAAACAAATTTATTTTTGTTTTTTATGAAATTAAGGGTGTACAAAGTACATATATAGTGGTATAATAAAGAGTAAGCTTCTTTGAGGGGGATAGTACTATAATAAAATCTGATAATGAATGGTCGCCGCTGAAAGAAGTAATTCTTGGATCGGCAAAGAACTTTAATTGGTCTACTGATGATCCTGTTTTTCTTGATGCTTATGATACGATGGGATGGGATTTTGGTGGTCCTGTTGATAATGATATAATAGAAGAAACTGAACAAGCTCTCCGTTACTATGCTTCTATTCTACAACGTTTTGATGTAGTTGTACACCGTCCTGTTGAAATAGATTATGTGAAACTCAATGCATATGGTGCGTATTCTCCACGTGATACTGTTCTTGTAATAGGTGATAAGGTTGTATTGACTCCATGTGGTTGGGAGAAGAGACGTATTGAATGGGATGCATATAAACATTTATTTCCTAGTTATACTTTGTGTGATGATCCAGCTGCTCATTTTGATGCTGCTCAAGTTATTCGTTGTAACCGTGATATTATATATCTAGTTTCTCACGGTGGTAATATTGAAGGTGCAAACTGGTTAAAAGACTTTCTTGGTAAAGAATACAATGTGCATTTGATAGGAAGTGATGTATATCCTGGGCATCATTTAGATACTACTATTATTCCTTTACGAGAAGGATTAGTCATATTCAATGCAGCTCGTATGAGCGAAGAACATGTACCTTCGTTTATGAAATCGTGGGATAAGATATGGATACATCCTAATGATTTATTTGACTTTCAAGCGGGGATGATGGGATCGAGATCTATGTATCTTAACATGTTTTCTATCAATGAACATGTAGTCGTACTAGATCCGGATCAAACGTTATTAATCGATGAACTGCAAAAACATCAGATATTATGTCATCAAGTAAGATTACCTCATTCTAAGTTTTTAGGTGGTGGTCATCATTGTACTACATTAGACCTACACAGAGCTAGTTAAGTTTTTTTGGATCAATATTAAATGGAATAACATTTTCAAAACTATCATCTGAATCAGAAGCACCCTCTTCAAAATACTGAAATGGATCTTCGGCTTTACCTTCATTTTCTTCAGCTGATAAAAGCTTCTGATATTTTGTGTATTGTTTTTCTAGAACTTTGCTAGGATGTCCTATTGTAATAATATGATATGGCATAAGAGAGCATAGTGATGAAGTGTCATCTTGATATGTCATGAATGGTCTAAATGTAAACCATCGTGTCCCTTGTTCAAAGTTTTCTTGTATAATGATCTTAGCAGCTTTGCGTATAATCATTACCTCTTGTTCATCAATATCCAGGTCAGGCCATTGTATAACCTCGCATAATAGCTCTTGTCCATTACTTAATACTAATTGTCTTATATCTGGTTTCATTTTAATTCTATCTCATATACTTTATAGTTAAATTTTTGTTTTGAATAGATCTTAATGCGCTCTGCCGAATGCTCTAGTGCGAAGTTCTTTCGACCTAACCAGTGCAAGTCATCGGCGATATCATATAGTTTGGCCTCACGGCCATCATCACTCTTTCTTAGGCTTCTCCCTATACTTTGTAATACTCTTATCTGTGACTTAGAAGGTGATGCAAATATTATATTGTGCAGGTTACGTATATTTATACCGGTTGAGAACGTGCCCATGCTGGCTACAATAATAGCATTCTTCTGTTTTTCTATAATACCTCGGATTGCTTCTCTATCTGAAGTAGCAGTTTCACCACTTACATAAAATACTTTACCCTTTGCTTCATCTCTTATCATATCAAATAAGACTTTACCATGCTTCTCTACGAATTGGAATAGAACTAATGTATTGCCAGTCTGAGTTGTAGCTAAGTTTTTTATAAACTTATTTCTACTCTCATTACGTACAATCAGATCTATCTCTTCTTGATAGGTCTGTACGCCACGATTCTTACGTAGCTCTTCTGGATACTTAAGTTTAATAACGCTAATATTCAGCTTCGCAAGTGTATCGTTATCTTGTAGTTTCTTTGTTGTTGTTACATTGTATATCTTACCAAACAAGCCCTGTAATACAAGCTCATGTGTCTGAGTACCGTCTAACGTACCAGTTGTACCCCATCGATATTCAGCTTCACGTGCTTTATTCATAATCGAGTTTAACGATTTAGATTTAAAGCCATGACACTCGTCACCTATTACACAGCCAAACTGTTCGAACCATTTACCAGGTAACTTATAAATCGACTGCCATGTAGAGATTACAACTGCAGCATTCGTCATTTTCTCTTTACCAGAGTATATCTTATGACAGCCATTTTCTACAAGCATGCCATAGTCAGCAAAGTCATTGTACATTTGATCTACAAGAGATGTAGTCGGTACAACAATCAGGACTTTCTGTATGCCACTAGACAACA